GTTCGGTGTTGAGCAGATGAGTGAGGTTGGGATTGAGTCCACCTACATTCCACACGCTATTGACACAAACATCTTCAAGCCAACAGAAACGATTGCAGGGCAGAACACTCGCCGCTTCCTAGGGCTAAAGGATGATGACTTCCTAATCGTTGTCAACAGCGCAAACAAAGCAAACAAGTCAATTCACCGCAAGGCATTTGCCGAATTGCTTATGGCGTTCTCAATGTTCCGCAAGAAGGTTCCAAACGCTTATCTCTACATTCACACTGAGCCAACGGGCGTATTTGGAGGGTTCCACCTGCCACGCCTAGCCGCTGCCTGTGGTCTGTCTATGGATTCAGTCTTATTCCCTAACCCGATTGATTACCGCTTTGGCTATGAGCGTGAACAGCTTGCAGCGCTTTACACAGCAGCAGATGTCGCTCTACAGGTTTCCTACGGTGGCGGGTTTGAACTGCCTCTCATGGAGGCTCAGGCCTGTGGCACACGAGCTATCTCAACGAACTGGTCAGGGCCGAAAGACCTAGTGGCAGACGATGGGTGGCTAGTAGGCGGTCAGTTGTTCTGGGATGAGGCACAGCTCGCTTGGTTCAAGGTTCCTAGCATCGCAGCTATTCATCAGGCAATTTGTGACGCTTATGATCACACACAAGAGCATGGCTCGCACTCTGAAATTTCACGCAAGTTCGCCAAGCAGTTTGACGCTGAGAAGGTCTGGCTAGAGAAGTGGGTTCCATTCCTGAAGGCAAACCTAGTATGAGTAAGAAGCTAATTGCTAGGCTCGCAGTTGATTCAGGGGTGCTAAGAATAGGCGACCCTTGCTATGAAGTTCCTAATGACGCAAGCACTGGCGAGAAGGGTGAGCTTGAACACCTAGGCAAACTGCTTGGCGTTCCCGTAAGTCAAGCCCTAGACCTTCCAACCACTTATGGCGATGGAATTTATGCAGTCATTGGACACTATAACGGGCATGAGCTTATTGGGCTATACATTGACTTAGGAAACAACTTTGCTTGAAGTTCTGGGATTCCCAACGCTAAGCCGCTTTGACTTGGCGCAAGAACTCATTGACTCGATTGATTACCCAGTCAAGCATCTGGTCATTGTAGATAACTCTGGAACGATGGAGTTTGAACCCAAGCCCTCACCCTTTGTCGAGAACCACTGGTTCATTCGGGTTCCTTATGGACTCGGATTGCAGGGCGCTTGGAACTTGATTATCAAATCAACTCCCTACGCTTCTCGATGGCTACTGGTAAACGATGACTGCAAGTTTGAGCCAGGGGCTTTAGCAATCATTGATGCACAGGCAAAAGAAGACGCAATCACTTTCACAGACTGCTTCCCAGTATGGAGTGCGTTTGTGCTAGGTCAAGAAGTGGTTGACAAGGCAGGGCTCTTCGATGAATCTTTCTACCCGCTCTATTTCTGCGACAACGATTACGAGCGCAGGGCTGACGCTTTAGGTATACCCAAGCGACACATTCCCGCAAAGGTGCATCACGTCAACAGCGCATCAAAGTATGACGGCAACACACAGCGCAATGACTACACCTTTAGTCGTAATGCCAGTAGGTTCAAGCACAAGATTGACAACAGCGACTTCTCTGATCATGGGTGGAGTCTTACAGTGAGGAGAGACCAGAGATGGGACTAAGGGTATTTACTGCAGGAACCTTTGACTTGCCACACGCAGGCCACGTCAGGTTCTTGCAAGCTTGCTCAAGGCTAGGGGAGCTAACAGTGGCACTCAACAGAGATGAGTTCATCGAAAGCTATAAAGGCAAGCCACCTGTCATGTCTTATGACGAGCGCTTTGAAGTTATCAACGAGTTTGAGTGCGTCTATGAAACGATGCCGAACTGGGGCAATGATTATTGCGTTGATGTTGTTGCAGAGGTCATGCCTGACATCATCGCCATTGGCTCTGACTGGGCGCGCAAAGACTACTATGCGCAAATGAACTTTGACCAAGACTGGCTAGACTCACGCGGCATCTCGCTAATCTACATTCCCTACACCAAAGGCATTAGCTCAACCGAGCTAAAGCAACGCATAGCCAAGCGATAGAATAAAGACATGGCAATCACAAACGGTTATTCGACTCTTGCACAGGTAAAGTCTGCGCTACGCATCACAGACAACCTTGACGACTCTCTACTAGAGATGGCGATTGAGTCTGCATCACGAGCCATTGACAGCTACACAAACCGCAACTTCTATAACGCGGGAACCGCTGTGCGAGTCTTCTCACCCAACGATGCTTTGACGGTCACGATTGACGACATGATTTCTGTCAGTGTGCTTGAAACGATGAGCGACACAGACCAAATCTTTGACACGACTTGGACTGCAACTGACTATCAGCTAGAGCCACTCAACGGGGTTGTTGATGGGCTGACGCAGCCTTACACGCAGATCAGGGCTGTTGGTGACTACACCTTCCTGAGCCTTGCAGGTGAGGCGACGGTCAAGGTAACAGGTGTTTGGGGTTGGGCATCAACTCCAATTCAGGTAACGCAGGCTTGTGTCATTCAGGCATCAAGAATCTATAAGCGACTTGACTCTCCACTTGGCATCATTTCGGGCGAGCTAGGCTCCATGAGGGTTGGCTCACGCATTGACCCAGACGTTGCTCAGTTGGTTGATTCGCTACGCAAGATAAAGATGGCGTAATGGCAAACATCGCAGAACTTCGCACAGCGCTTGCAACAAACCTAGGCACTATCCCAGGGCTAAGAACTTCTGAATTCATCCCTGACAACCCGAACCCACCGATTGCAGTCGTGCAGTTCGACAGGGCGCAGTATCACTTAGACATGAGAAATGGCATGGCAGAGTATAACTTTGTCATTCAGCTCATTGTTGGCAGAGCAGACGAGCGCACAGCGCAAAGGAATCTCGATGCTTACTGTTCAAGCACAGGCAGCTCATCTGTCTTGCTTGCGGTAGAATCGGATAGGTTACTAAACAATAAGGCCTTTGATTGTGTGGTAACCGAAATGTCATCGTATGGCCCAGTCCTAATCAATGACACAACTTATCTCGGCGCGGAATTCCAAGTCCGAGTGCTTGCAAGCTAACTAAGGAGAAACAAATGGCAAAGTTGGTGCTTACCAACGCAGTAGTCAAGATCAACGGAACTGACTACTCAACAAACGTAAACCAGGTTGAAATCGCTGTCTCATCAGACGAGATTGACACCACTTCATTTTCGGCATCTGGCTGGAGAACTGTTCAGGGTGGACTAAAGTCTGGTTCTGTAACTCTTTCCTTCCACAACGACTACGCAGCAGCAGGTCTTGACAGCACCCTATTCGGTCTGTTGAACACCCTTGCAACTGTAGTTGTTCTGCCAAACGGAACCGCAGCATCAAGCTCTAACCCAAGCTATACCTTCACCGCTCTATGCAACTCGGTGAACCCAATTTCGGGTGCTGTTGGTGACTTGGCTGTTCAGAACCTGACTTGGCCTATCTCGGGCGAAGTTACCCGCGCAACCGCATAACACCCATAGAAAGGGGAACACAAATGAAAATCAACCTAGAGATTGAATACGACTCTGGAAACAAAGTAGAGGTAGTCTGCTCGGCTCCTGACATTGTGAAGTTTGAAGATCACTTCAACATCGCAATCACTAAGGCAGCACAAGAGATGAAGCTCACTCACCTGCTGTTCTTGGCTCACGCATCACTGAGCAGGACTAAGCAGACTGACCTTGACTTTGCCACTTGGACTGCAACTGTAGAAGGTGTTGGTTCAGTAGACACCCCAAAATCCAAGGGCTAGGCGACAGCTCCCAGCATTGGGAGATTGCCGCTCTAGCTGTTGAGACAGGGATTGCTCCCAGCGTTCTTCTTGCGGAGTCCGAGCGTATGCGTTTCACAATGGCTCGGTATCTCATTTGGAAAGCTCAAAACAGGTGACCGCCTCGAAAGGGGCGGTTTTCCTTTAGGTAGAATAGACGAGAGGTGAGGCTATGCTAAAGATGATGCTGACAGGCGCAAGTGGCAAGCCTTACTCGGTGCAAGACATTCGTCAGCTACAGAGGCAACTAAAAGAGATAGAACCGAAGCTAAGAACTCAGTTTGTTAGAGACATCAAGGCAATCGGCAAAGAGCCTAACCAGGCCATCAGGGAAGCCATCCCTAGCACTTCACCGCTTAGCGGTCTAGACCCTAACGGCAGAGGCGCTAACGCAAAGATTCAGTGGGGCAAGGTTGCTAAGGGCGCAAAGTCTGGCGGGGCCAGGTCAACAACTATTCGCTTTCGCACACAGGCGGGTGGCAAGTCACTGACGACTACGCTACTCGCAATCAGGGTGAACTCTGCTGCAAGCTCTATCGCTGACATGGCAGGGCGCTCTGGCAGATCAATCGGCGCGGGATACAGAAACTCAGGTTTCTCAAAGCCAATGCGCAGGACTTATGCTGACGGTTCGCAGTCGCTTGAGTTCAGGCGACAAGCCACACGCAAGCAGGGTGATGCTTTTGTTCGCAACCTAAACAGTCGCATTGGCAACAGGCCGTCTCGTATGGCATGGAAGGCCGTAGAAAAGAGTTTGCCAAGGCTGTCAAGAGATGTTCAGTTCGTCATAGACAAGTGGTCTATCATCGCCAGTAGAGGATTCTAATGTCCGTAAATGTTGTAATCAAGTCAGTCTTTGATAACAAGGGTATTCAGCAGGCGCAACGTCAGTTCGCCGCTATTGGCAAGGACATCGGCAGGCTTGCAGTTGGCATCGGCTCAGGGCTAACTATCGGCGCTTTGGCAACAGCTAAGTTTGCCTCATCTGCAATCAAGGCAGCAGAGGGAGTGCAGGAAGCCAACAACCGTTTGGCTCAGGTCAATAAGTCAATGGGTTTGTTTGGCTCAGGCACAGAGCGAGTCACTCAAAGGCTTGTGGCTTTTGCGGAAGCTAACGAACTTACAGTTGCAGTTGATGCTGAGGTTATCAAAGCAACCCAGGCCAAGCTTCTAACATTCAAAGCCCTAGCAGGAACCGCTGACGAAACAGGCGGGGCCTTTGACAGAGCAACGATGGCTGCATTGGACTTGGCAGCAGCGGGATTCGGAACAGCCGAGACCAATGCGATTCAGCTAGGCAAGGCGTTACAAGACCCCGTAAAGGGACTGTCTGCTCTAAGGCGCTCTGGCATCACGTTTACTGAGCAGGAAAAAGAGAAGATCAAGACTCTGGTTGAGTCGAACAGAACTCTTGAGGCGCAAGACCTAATCCTTCAGGCAATCGAAACTCAGGTTGGTGGGACTGCTGAGGCAACCGCTAAAGGCACAGACAAAATCAAGCTTGCCTTTGACAACGTGCTTGAGTCCGCTGGAACAGCATTGCTCCCAGCCTTTGAGGAGCTTAGTGACGTTCTCACAGAAGATGTCGCACCCGCTCTAACTGGCTTTGCCACTGAGATTGCACCGATTATTGTTGACGCAATTCAACTGATCACAGATGTTCTGCATCAAGCAACTGACGCTAACACTCCGCTTGGTCGCTCGATTGATGGGGTTGAGGAATCATTCACCCTGCTTTATGACACGCTTGCAGGTGGAAGAAGTGACCTAGAGTCCACAACTGACACACTAGGCATGTTGGCAGATGCACTGAACTTTGTTCTTGTCACTATTACAAGCCTCATAGCTTTGGGCCAGGGCTTAGGC